GCCGTAAAGCATATCTTTACTAGCAATCTATTACGCCAAACAGCATTAGATAGTTTACAAGGTCGTGGGCCTAGTCAGATATTCACACCAGTGATATCATTACCAGAACTAGAAGCACTAGTTTATAACTGGACATTCTTTGAGACAAACATTCATAGCCGTAGTTACAGCCACATCATACGTAACATCTACAACGTTCCAAAAGATGTTTTCAATAGCATACATGATACAAAAGAAATCGTTGACATGGCAAGTAGTGTTGGCAAGTATTATGATGACTTGCATCTAATCAATTGCCGTAAAGAAGCAGGCGAGAAGATCAAAGAAAGCGAACACATCAAGGCTATTTGGTTAGCACTCAATGCAAGTTATGCACTAGAAGCATTTAGGTTCATGGTCAGTTTTGCTACAAGTTTAGCAATGGTTGAGAACAAGATGTTTATCGGTAATGGTAACATCATTAGTTTGATATTGCAAGACGAGATATTACATAAAGAATGGACTGCTTGGATCATCAATCAAGTAGTCAAAGAAGATCCACGATTCGCAAAAGCCAAAGAACAATGTGAGGCAGAAGTCTATGCATTGTATATGGATGTGATACGTGAAGAAAAAGCCTGGGCTGAATATCTATTCAGCAAGGGTAGCGTTATCGGTCTAAACGCAAACATACTAAAAGACTTTGTTGATTATACTGCCAATACCGCACTCAAAGAAATTGGCATCAAATATAATCAACCGGCACCTAAAGTCACACCCATACCTTGGTTCAACAAACATAGTGACACAAGCAAGAAACAGACCGCACTACAAGAAAATGAAAGCACTAATTATGTCATCGGTGTTATGAGTGATAAATTAGATTACGACGATTTACCTATATTATAAGGAGAAATAGATGAAAGCAGTAGTTTGGAGCAAGCCGGATTGTCCATATTGTACTATGGCAGAGAAGTTGCTAACACAAAAAGGATACGAGATAGAAGAACGCAAGTTAGGATTTGGTTGGAATCGTGAGCAACTTTTTGAGGCAGTTCCAAATGTAAAGTCAGTACCACAAATCTTTTTGGATGGTGAGTATATCGGCGGTTATGATAATCTAAAGAAATATTTTGAGGAAAAATAAAATGGAACTAAAAGTAGATCAGATTTACACATTCAAATTGAACAGCGGTGAAGAGTTAGTTGCTAAGATAGTCGCAATAGCAGACAATTACTATACCATTACTGAACCAGTTAGTATCGGTCCTAGCCCTCAGGGGGGATTGGGCTTAGTACCTAGCATGTTTACTTACAATAACCGAGAAAATGTCAGACTAAATACTAGTAGCCTAGCACTAGTAGCCGAAACTGATGATAATATCAAGACCAAGTATATAGAAGCAACTACAGGACTACAAGTACCGGGCAAAAAAGTATTGATAGGATAATACATGTCTGGTAAAAAACTTAGTAGAAAGGGCGATAAAAACACTACAGGCGGGGTGCTAACACAGGGTGCCAAAACGGTTTTTTGCAATAATAAACCTGTTGCCACTCACCCTAATAAAATATCACCACATAGTCCTTCTACTCCTAGTATACACAAAAATGCTGTTACTACTGACGGTAGTCCTACAGTTTTTGCTGAAAACAAACCTGTAGTTAGAGTTGATAGTAAAAATAACTGCGGGCATAAAATAGTTCAAGGCAGCGATAACGTATTCGTACCATAATATGTCAGAATCAGGTATACAAAGTCCACTAGGTATAAATGTTGTCAGTTCGTTAATACTTAACGAAGGGTTGTCAATTAATCCTGTTGCACAGAAATTATTAGGTACCAGCAAATACAACACAGATTATACGCCTGGAAGTATTGTTAACGACACTTGTTTAAAATGGATAACGTATGCCCTTAATGCTGCTTTCAATAATGGCCCGTCAACACAAACTCAAAGTCCATTAGGTGTTTCAAGTATATCAGCATCTACTGAATATGTAATCTATAAATTAGGAAACACTAATTGGAATAGTATTGGATATGTAGGCACTCCTGTAGAAGGCGGTCTATTTACTGCATCAGCGTCAGGCACAGGCACTGGTCAAGTTTTTTTGAACGGTGAGACTACCGGCGTCAGCGTTTTTAGTTATGATAATATGCTTGCATTAGGACAAAGTAGAATACCTGCACTAGCAAATGGGTTGCCACCTACTTACCTAGTAAATGATCCTTCTAATATTTGGCAAGGACAGGCAACAAGCGGTTACGCTATTCCGGGAGACGGTAAACTTCCACCTACTGACCCTAGTGTAAATCCTCTTTATGCAGGTCAAGGTCAAAATGCAACTTGGTTCCCTTATAATACTAGTAATCCTAACGTAAGCGTTACACAGTGGGGCTTTTTACGTTGTCTAGCACTACAAGCATGGAATGTATTTAATTGGCAAGGTTCAAGTCCTGGTAATGAAGAACCAGAATATAAAAATTATACCACTCAGTGGATAACTATTACTGGTTTTATAGAACAATCTAATGCTGCCTTAATGACATTGAGAAATAGTGTTAATTTTCTTGACGGTGTTTATAGTAATATGAATGATCTGATCAGCGCCGACATAACAGGTGTGAGTTTATCTACTCAAGCATTCGGACAAGATTTAATTAATTTAGGTAAAGCAATTGATTTACAACAAATTGCAGTATTCGGTAAACCTAGCGCCCTGTTAACTAACTTACAAAATCAAAACGCATTGACACAACCAGTAATATTGGCATTAAAAGTTGCAGGATTATCCCAAGATGAAATTAATGAAATTACATCAGGATTAGTCACAGCAAATCAAAGACAGGAGTTAAGTATCTATTCGGCATTTTTAATTATTAAAAGCGTAGACTTAGAACCTATATTAAAGATACTACAGTGTAAAACTAAAAAACTTAATACATTAGCAGATTTACTTGATGTAAAGAAAATGTTCCCAATTAGTTATACTAGCCTAACAGTACCTATTTATAATACATCACCCGGGCCTACTAATAGTAAAACATATTACTTACTATATGTTGACAGAGAACTTAATCCGCAATTGTTGTTGCCAAAAATTAAAGAGATTGTTGGAACTATTATACCGCCAGAAGAACCTCCTTATGTTGAGCCTCTTCCAATCGTACCGATAATAGAAACTGCTAAAGAAATAATAGCACCTATCACACCAACAATTGAAGCACCACCGGCACAGATAATAGATTTAATACCAACACCGTTACCGTTGCCCGATATACCTGCACCTAACCCTGTCCCTCAACCATACGTACCTGCTCCGGAACCCTCGCCGCCCGCTGTCGTCCCACCTGAACCTGTAATACCGAAAGTTAATCTCAATATCGGTGGTGGCGGCACCAACTTCTCAGTATCAGGTGGTGGTTGTGTAGCACTTGAATCATTTGTCCCTCTCATAGAAACTGACAAAAAGCATAACGGTAGAGAGATTACCAAGGCATGGATGCTTGAGACTGGTATGAAAATCAGTCTTGGTACTGATAGTTTGAAAATCGTAGATGGACAAGTCATAAAAACACTAAATGATTATCAGCCTTGTGTGAGAATTAGTACAAGTGATGGAATCACATTAGTATGTTCAACTACTGCACCTATACTCTCTAAAGACAGTGGATTTATTCCTGCAACTGAAGTATATGGAAAGCGTGTAGCAGTTATGCGCAATGGTCGTACATGGTTCGATGAAGTAGTAGGACTTGAAGATGTTGGTATGAAGTTCGTGCGTGTAGTTGATGCGGGCAATAATAGTTTTTGGGCTGGCGAACGTCCGGGAGCATTTATACTACACCACAACGTTCCAATCAACGACAAATATGACTACGATAAGAAATAATTATGACAAATGAATTTAATTTTCAATTACCCCCTGAAGGATTTGATAGTTATCTTGTAGGTGTACTACCTGAATATGTTGGTGTAGCGGCAGGTGCATTTAGTATTAGTATGCAGCAAATTAAGAATATTGATACTATTGATATTCAAAAGTTCGCTAAAACTGTTTACAGTATTGAAACTAACAATGGTTTACCATTAACAAACGGCACTAACATACCTACAGAGGCTTTTGTTGTTGATTCTGCTTTGTCTAAGGTCGCCTTAGGTAGCGGATTATATGGCACATATACATATAGTGATTTTTTAGGTAGCATGTCTGCATTGCCGTATCCACTACAAAATATATATGATGGTATAAAAGAATTACAAACACAGACACTAATTAGCATTTATCAGAATTTATATCTTGCCGTTCAATGGGAACAAGCAACGGCAACGGTGCATTATACAACTTATCAGGTCGAAACAGATCCGGGACCACCACCTTCATATACAACATATTATCATGTAACTGGAGTGACTATTACTAATAGAGGCGGTGGATATTTACGTGATGGTGCTGCTGAACCAACTATTACTTTTAGTAATGGTGCTACAGCAACGCTTACATTAGGCACCGATCCTGAAGATGTAGGATCAAATGGCAGTGGCACATATGGTAGAGTTACAACCTCTACATTAACATCTTCTGGTACGGACGAACCATTTATACCAACTGCTACTATTACTGCTCCGCCCGGTGGAGGGTGGACTTCTATGAATACTACAATTCAAAATTATATTGATGCTGCT